AACAAATAGCTCTTTTCCATATACAATATTTGTACTTTCTAAAAAGTTGTGAAGAGAGCTTGCAACCATTGCAACCTGCTTTTGAATCTTCTTGAAGTATTCCGGTACAACATTCCAGATATCTTTCTGCCTGTACCTATTAGAATAATCTATGTAAGCTCTTACACATTTAAGAAGAATAATAGGTAATTCTTGGTTTAGTTTTTCGTCAAGTTGTGGATCAGCTTCGCGCACTTGCTTTGAGAAATTCCACGCAAGGATACGGCGAAGTACGGATCCTGAGTTATCTTTCCAATTTGGAACTTCATTACCACCCAATACTCCGGGAACTTTCCACTCTATTGACACGGCAGTTTTATTCTTTACAGCGACTGAAACGTCTTCGCCAGAAACCATGGATTGAAATTCTGCTTGTTCAAGGGCCAAATCACCTTTTACTTCTGGTGCAATAAACATAAAACTATCTTTTATAGCAGAAAGACCAAATTTCTTCTCAATATTGTTAGAAAGTGTACCAACATCTTCATTTTCATAAAATTTTTTGAAAACTTTTGTAATTAATGTAGACTTACCAGAACGCGCAATACCCTTGAAAAATGGAATAACCTGCCAAGCATCTAGTTCACCTACATCAAAGCAAAGACGACCACCCATTACATAGGCCCAATTACATACTTCATTTTCAAATTTTTGATAATTAAGTACAGAATCAAACCATGGCGTTGGTATATTTTGCCATTTTTTGATATGAGAAAAGTCGTCAAATTGTTGATCAAAATACTTACATGCAATGATAGTTGGATCTAGACACCTGAATTCCGCACTCTCATAAGGATAGAAGCGACAGTCATAAACTCCGTGATCGGGTATCCATTCTTTTCCAACAAAAACGCCATTTCTAAAACTCCAAACGTTTCTACGCTTGCTAATTTCAGGAAATTGAGCATCAACGCACTTACTCATATTATCTACAACATCTCTGTATACATTACCACGACTTGTAAAGTTTTTCCACATAACAAAATCATCATCTTTTTGTGAAAGTGAGTATACAAATTGTTCAATTGTAAATTTTGGCTGCCACGCGCGAGTTCGGTATCCTTCAATAGTGCGAATTTCTTCACAACATTGCCCTTTGTATCTCCGATATCCAGCTTTATATGTTTGATCAAGTGAATACAATAAACACTTCTGAAATGGTGTAGAATTTTCAACTTCTTCTTCATCCATAGTAGAAGGGTCACCCGTGTTTACAAACTGTGGTAGAGCCGTAGGATTATCCACACGCTCAAAAGATGTATAGTGGCGGCGAATATTATCGTAGCCATCACTTATTTGTTTCAGAATATTGTTGATTCTTCTAATAATAGTCATACCATCATCATTTGGTTCGTTCTTATGAATTTTCAGATCTCTGGCATGATTTTTTAGATTGATTAAGTATGTTCTCTGTTTGTCACGGATACCTTTAATGGCAAGAATATCAATTTGATTTGGTATAGGGTTACCATTTTCGTCAAAATTTTCTGGATGTATAAACTGTCGATATCCCAATTCTCGAGCATTTCTAAAGTCATTTGTTTTTAAAGACCATGCTTCCTCAAATCTGATAAGCGCGGTTTCTACCTGTTCTTCTTTCATCGATTGGATGTGTTCTTTCTGAATCTGTACAAGTGCTTCATATTTATCAGGATCCTTATCGATGAAATGAGTGTGTTCCATTCTAATTTATTGATATACGATTTTTGTTTCTAAGCTGATTTTGGGGGTTGCATTTTGGCAAGCATTTTAATTAAGATCTTGTTTTGTGTCTCTAATTGGTAACAGAGGTTAACCAGGGCGGAACAAACTGTATCGCCATCTGGTGTAGCAAGAAGAGAGCTCATAAGTCCGGCGAGATCCATACCATCGTCTTCATCTTCTTCAAAAAAATCTCCTTCGTCTTCTTCGATATCACTTGTGTAAATTACTTCATCGTCTTCGTCGGATACAATTTCACCTTCTTCAACCTCATCAACTGGATCTTCCTCCTCAGGGCGTGATGACATTTAACCTAGTCTGAGAAATTTGAAATTGAAATTTTCGCACAGGTGCGCTTTCGACCAAAATTATTTTCTCCGCCTATAGTACAAAAACTCTCACAATGGCCGGTGGTCTCATGCAACTTGTCGCTTACGGTGCTCAAGACGTCTACTTGACTGGTAACCCAAAGGTTACCTTCTTCCAGGCTGTGTACAAGCGCCACACTAACTTCGCGATGGAAAACATCGAACAAACTGTTAACGGTACCGCCGCCAACTCTGGCCGCGTGTCCGTGACTGTTGCCCGCAACGGTGATCTTGTCGGTGACATGTACGTTGAACTTAAGTCTGCGGCGCAGAACACCCGCACCGCGGATGGTGATGATGCTTGCTGGGTCGCTGAACGTGCGATCGCGTCTGCTGAACTCTCTATCGGTGGTCAACGCATCGACAAACACTACCAACGCTGGTGGAGATTGTACTCCGAGCTTTACTTGGATGAATCCAAGAAGGCTAACTGGGGTAAGATGACCACTGCGGTCACTGGTAACACCGTTTACTTGCCACTCATCTTCTTCTTCAACCGCAACCCAGGTCTCTTCTTGCCACTCATTGCCCTTCAATACCATGAAGTGCGCATTGACTTCGATTTGATGGATACCTTCTCCACCTACTGTAACACCGATACCTTCAAGGTCTGGGCCAACTACGTGTACTTGGACACCGAGGAGCGCCGACGCTTTGCCCAAAAGGGTCACGAATACCTCATCGAGCAAGTCCAGCACACTGGTTCCGATACCGTGACTGCGGGTTCCACCTCCAACAAGCGTTTGTCCTACAACCACCCAGTCAAGGAACTTGTCTGGTGCTTCAACGACCCAGCGACTGCTAACGTTGCCACTTCCTTGTGGAACTTCACCAAGTACCCAGGTGCTTCCGACATTGTCCTTGAGTCCAACGCGTTCGCTGAACTCTCCGGTAATTGCTACGTGCCAACTACCTTCGCGGCGGGTGTTCCACTTGTTGCGTGCGGTGAAGATGGCTCCGTTGCGGCTTTCACTGAAGAAAACGCGGGTCCACTTACCGACTTCAAGCTCATCCTTAACGGCCAAGATCGCTTCAAGGCCCAAAAGGGTAAGTACTTCAACCAAGTCCAAGCGTACAACCACCACTCTGGCTGCCCATACCCAGGTGTGTACTCGTACTCTTTCGCCCTCAAGCCAGAAGAGCACCAACCAACTGGTACTTGCAACTTCTCGCGCATCGATAACGCACAAGTCGCGGTCACCATCCCAGCCGGGGCGGCCTCCACCACCATGCACATGTTCGCGGTCAACTACAACGTTCTCCGCATCCAATCAGGGATGGGCGGTTTGGCGTTCTCCAACTAAGTTGTTGATTATGGCTTAAGTATATAACTCGTTCGCGTATTTAAAACACAAAAATTAACATAATTCAAATATGTTAAGTTTTGTTTAGCGTTCTCAAATTAGAAATAATCTTAGTGTAATCTAAATGGACGGTGCTAAGATATTACTTCTTGCGTGTGTGTGTTCATCATGCATTTCTAGCTCTCAGTCGGTTGTTTGTAAAGCAATACCAGGAAAAACGTGTACTAATGCACATGGAAGTTTAACGAGTTTAATTTGTTGCGTTGCAATTTTGATGGTTCTCTTTTCCAAGTAATTTTTTTGTCTACATGTAATATAAGCACCATGCAAGGCAAACAAAAAACAACACAACAGCAATTGGGTATGTGGATTCCAGTATCAATCCTCGTTGCTGGTATTATTGTGACTATTGTTACAATTTCAAGAAATAAGTAAAGTGTCGTCCGACTTAAATAAATGACACAATGTAATAACAAATGCAAGACGTATACACAGACGGAAGTTGTTTAGGTAATCCAGGTCCAGGGGGATGGGCGGTAGTTGGTGCAGGTATCAAAATGTCGGGAGGTCAAGATAAAACAACTAACAATGTCATGGAAATGACGGCCGTCGTTAAGGCACTTGAGCAGTGCATCGCACGTGACATTCTTGAGATAAGACTATTTACAGATAGTAATTATGTCAAGAATGGTATCACTTCGTGGATTAAGAATTGGAAGAGGAATGGGTGGCGTACCGCTGCTGGCACACCAGTGAAGAATAAGGAATTATGGATTGAAATTGATACACTTTCTCAAAAAATGAAAAATGTTGAATGGCGGTGGGTCAAAGCACATAATGGAAATCCACAAAATGAACTTGTAGATCGGTTTGCGCGAGAGGAAGCAAAAAAATATATTTATGAATAGTAAATGGGATTAAGTGTGATAACACCAGATAATAAGACATTATACTATTCTACCACATATCGGTCCGTTCAAATAACCAAAAATATGATAGGCGTCGTTTATGAATTTAATGACCCAGATGACGATAAATTAATAACTAGTGTAAAAGAAAATTGGGCATATGATATAACTGCATCTTTTAATATTTGGGATAATACAACCGATTATACTAACAAACGCGGAGAAAATGTTATTAGTACAACACATGTCAAAGTTACATCTAATACAATTCCAGCGGATATTTATGGAACTGTCTACGCTTCACTTAAAGAAACACTAACCGGTACAATCGTAGATGACAATTAAAATCCTCACGTAAATTAATGGAAGCTCACAACGAGACACATCGCTGGTGTGATAAGCAGCAGAAGCTTCTAAAATCGTGGGCGGAAAGAGCCGCCGGTTACAGATGGCTTCACAATCACGCCCGCCTCCACTACAAGAGAAATAATGACTATCTCTCTTATCCTAGTATTGTGATTGCTAGTATAACAGGGGTTGGAGGCTTCGCAGTCCTTAATCCAAGTGGTAATGAAAGTATTTCTTCAGAAACACGAAACAAAATTATGATTGTTCAATATTTTTTTGCGTTTCTCAATGTTATTGCTGGCATTCTCACATCAATAGGTAAGTTTAGTGATAGTGGTAAATTAACTGAAGCGCATTCTTCTATGTGTGTTCAATATTCAAAGTTTTATAGAAACATTGATATGGAACTTTCTCTAGATGAGAAGGATCGCACATGTGTATTGGATTTTGTTAAGAAGTGTCGCGAAGAATATGATAGACTTTTAGATGAAGCTCCGGACATTCCTTCAATATCTATACAGGCATTTAATCTGGAATTTCCGGAAAGGGAAAATAAACCAGATGTATGTAATGGTCTTAGTATTATTGTGAGTGATGATACATCGTCAGAACTTGCGAAAAACAGAGCTGTGACGAGATGGCTCGGTGCTATAGCTGGTTTAAGAAGAAAAAGTAGAGAATTCGCAAACAGACATACATTAGATGATTTAGAGAGAATGGAAAGTGCATGACTTATCCGCAACAAAAGCGTAGAAACTTGTAAATAGAATCAATGTAGGTAACAAAACTTTCTGTCTTTGTGGAAAGAAAGCCAACCCCAAAATGATTAGACACAATATATACATGTACAAGAATTGTGTGTATTCAATAATAGCTCTCGTGTAACGGTTGAAACCTGGAGAACCTGGGTATGATACAAAGATGGCATCTGTGTCATGTTTCTTGTCCAAAGGTCCAAAATTTTTAAAGATTTTCTCTTCTTCATCAACTGTTATGAAATTGTGTTTTTTACATAAACTATTAAGATTAATTTGATCATCCAAACATTTCATGTCAGCTTCATCTTGTAACATTATAGTCAATTCTTTGACATATCCCATGTACATACCAGCGTTAGCCATACTTTTGTCGGTACATTGTCCAAAAATTAAAGATCTACCAAAATCCGAAAAATTTTCTGGATCTTTTGACATTAAAACTTTACAATTACATTCCTTGAAAAGTTCCAATACATTTTCTGGCATCTTGTTTATTTTGGTATCAAATCCATCAACAAAAACAATAATATCATCGTCATTTTTCGTTTTCATGTATTCTAAAACACCATTAGACTTGTCTGAGTATCCATTCCATTTTTTACCCCAACCTAAAACTTTGACTGGAACACCAAACTTATTATTGACAAGTTCTTCAAACATACCCCGAGACTTGTTCGCGTATGTGACAATCTCGAGAGACATTCCTATAGAATATACATATATAAAAACTAAGTGCAAATGTAATTCAAAGATGAACATTGGCATCCTCACCGCTGGTGGTGTATGTCCGGGTGTGAATACTCTCATCCGGTCAATCACCCTCCGTGAGAAGAACCAAGGAAATAAGGTCTATGGCTTCAATGGGGGATTTAGAGGTCTCAATGCAAATATTCAAGAATATTTTGAACATAAATATCTCGATGATGGACCGGGGACATTTTTAAAAACGTCCTACGATTACGTCGATGTTGACAAGGCGGTCAACACCTTGAGAGACTATGACCGTCTGTACTGTATTTGTGGAAACGAGTCTATGAAATCTGCGAGAGACTTGGCCCTCGATGACCGCGTGCGTACAAATATTATCGGAATTGCCAAGACGGTGTTTAATGATATTCACGGTCTTGAGTCTATTGGATTTCAAACTGCGGTCCAAGAACTTGCTCGCTATATTGATTGTGCGTTCATTGAAGCGACATCTACGGACTCTATTGTATTCCTGGAGGCCCCCGGGAGACACAATAGCAAATTGGCTGTGTATGCGGGTCTCGCGAGGAGTTCAAAGATTACGAGTGTTATTACCCCAGATACAGAAGATGATTACCGTACGACGATTGAATATGGGTACGCGAACAATGGCTATGCGGTCGTTGTTGTGTCTGAAATGTGTGACTACAGAGACCTCCTTACAAGTCTGTCGGTCAAGCCCAAGGTCATTACACCTGGCTACCTGATTAGAGATGTTGAACCGTGTATCTATGACAGCATCTTGGGTGAGCGTATGATCCACGAGGCGTTTGATCACGCGCAAATACACAGAGACTTCATCAAGGGTGCGACAAGTATCCTCCCATTCAAGGATTATCTCCGTATAGTTTAGGTTGAATGTTTCAAGCACTGTACAGTGATCCCAAGTTTGTGGGTGCTCAAACATCACCACCAGACCAAGTTATGGTTATTACAGAGGACGGCATTGAATATTACAAG